TGTTAATAAAGACATGGAAAGGTCTGCAAACCGTGCTGCGCCTAAAGATTTAATATGTGCCATTTTTATTCACTCCTTAATTTGAAAATGCGCCATTAATTGACGATTGTACTGAAATAGTCAATTTAGCGGTCATTGCGTCAGTTAAACTAGGAGTTACTTCTAAAGCTTCTAATTTACCTAAGAAGTAATAGCAAGAGTTTTGAACACCACCAAAACCTTCTAATAGATCTCCAGGTGCTTTTGCTAACAATGCAAATCTAAACATGTATAAACCTTTTCCGCCTACTTTGGCAGTTGTGCCTAAGAGTACGTTACCTTGCCATTCAGATGGCACATAGTTTAAAGTAATTTCCATTTGAGGCGCATCAGCTTGACCTTGAATTTGGAAAGAAGTTTCTGAACCATATTCAGGAACTTTAACAATATTCGCAGGTGTACCAATTGCAGGAAATTCTTTAATGTTACGAATTTCAACAAAGTTAGCTGTATTGTTGAAAATATTAGTTGTAGTACCATCAACTGTCGGTAATGCTGTCGCTGCTTGAGTTGCAGTAGTCATGCACAAATTTGTAAACATTGCGCTGCTGATAGAACTAATATGATTAGCCGCCATTTTTAATCCCTTTAAATTTAAGTAGAACTTCCGTAGAAGTTAAAATCAATTGTGTAGGTACTTTTATGAATAACTGGTAAAGCTTTATCTGGTCCATTATGAACCAAACTGCTAATACCAAATTGAGTCGTTCCTGTACCCGTTTTCTTAGATTGATCGACAAGATATCTATCTAAGGTATCTGCTATCACCATAGCACGTCTTGTGCCAGAGCCTGCAGCTATAAAAATATCAATTATGAGAATGCCTGCTAATGAGTATCTATTTATAGGTTTTCCACTAGGTATCACTGATACGCGAATAAATTCATCATTAGTAGTATTCATAACTACGAAATTTGTCGGGAATGTTTTTATGTTTTCAGCTTTCCATTCATTAGATGAAAATACTGAGTAAACGTCTTTCTCTAATAATTCATATTTACCCATAATTAGATCTCATGATAAAGTTCAACAACTGAAATGTGATTGTTTGAAGTAATCACATTGCCAAAATGCCATCTATCATTACCAATATACACATGGTCAGTCATGGAAAACGATCCAACTTCTTTTGTTTTAAACATAATAGTCATCGTTTTCGCTTCTGGAGTTTTAGACGTTTTTGTAATAATTATTTTTGTTGTTATCGAAGGTATAGTTGTATCATTAACTTCACCAGTGCTAAAGTCAAATTCTGAAGAAGTTGTCTTTGTAAACACTGCCTCAATAGCTAAGTCCTTAGCTGCATTAAATGCTTTATTTAGCTGGACACCAATTAATGAATTATAAGCCATTAATTAGCCCTCCACCATGTTCTCTTACCACTATTCCGGAGTAATGGTTTGATAAGTGTCTTTACAACCATAGGAATTTTATCCGCAGGTCTAATAACACTAAGTTTAATACCGCTAAGCTCTAAGTCTTTAATTAAGCCTGTATTATCTAAGAGTCCATCATTATTTAATAAATGATAAGCCAGCTCATAAGTAGCTTTAGTGACTCTTACATCAACAACAGTAGAAACCAAAGAAACAAGTATACCAAGTTTAGGATCAAAATATTCACCATCTTTACGAGGATGAGCTAGTGATTGTGTTGAATCTGTAGCTACTCCGATCCAATCCAATTCATCCAACATAAATGTAGCAGTACATAGAGCTTGTTCTTTCTGAAGATCAGGAGCGTCAGTCCATGCTGCCACATCTAGTCTGTTCTCAAAATAAGTATTGGCCTCAGTTACGGTAGCATTTGAATTAACACCTTTAACTAGTGCCATGACTTACTCCTTAAGAATGGAATACAGGTAAGATACCTAATGATAACGCAGATTGTGTTTTACGTGTCCATACACCGCGTGTGCTAGCAATAACTGAAGCTGCAGTAAGTGCTTTGGTAACACCACCTTCAACAACACCCATATAATCAGCATCAGATGGGAATGCAGTTTTAGAACCATTCCAGTCGTAACCAGCAGGTGCCAATACATAACCCCAACGATTCCAAATAGAAGTTGTACCACCACCTTTATATTTGTTAGCATCACGGTAAACTTCAGTTGCATCAGGAACCATTAATTGTTCCATAGCGATTGCGCCAGGCAATACGATGAATGAAGTTTTGGTACCAACTACGTCAATACCAGCACCGCCATTGATTTTAGCTAATTCAGCAGAGGACAATGATTGGTTAGCACGTGTAGTGATTAAACGGAATTTGCCATTAAAGATTGTGTTAAAGTTAATATTACCATCAACAACAGTTGTTTCATCAACGAAGTTTGCACTACGGAATGAAGCCAAAGTTTCAGGAGACACAACTAAGTATGCCCACTCTGGTTCATAATCTTTAAATGCCATACCAAATGCATTCAAGAAGCCTTCAGCACGTGAAGCACCTTGATACGCATAGTTAGTAGCACCAGCAGGTGAAATACCATTGCCAGTTACAATTTTGTTTGCGCCTAAGTCAGCATAGAAGCCAAAAGCTTTATCTGCAGGGTCATTAGTAAATGTTTGACCGCCAAGACCAGTTACACCTGAACCAGTAGCAGCGCCATTCAACAATTCAGAAACAGCAACGCCTTTCAATACAGATAGAATAGCATTGTGTTCGTCTTGAGCGCGGGTTTCGCCGAAGTCACGACCAATTTTAGCTAAACCGTCTTGTTGTGTTACAATTTGTTGCATGTTTACTTTTTCAGCACCATGCGTACGAACTGTTTTAATGTATGTACTGTAGTCAGTATCATAGTTTGTTTTAGTACCATCGGTAGCATCAGTTAGTGACGCAACGTTAATGGTTGGATTTAATGGTTTCATCCAACGCATTTGACCAATAAAGGTTTCTGTGCTGGTATCAATTTGTGGGTTAGAAGAAGTAATGCCTGTACCAGATAATTTCTTAGCATTGGTATAAGCTTCGTCGCTATAAGCGCCAATAGCTTCTTGTAACACATAGTTATTCGTTAGACCTGAAGGTCCAATCGGGAGAGTTGTAACTGAAGCACCCATTTTTTATTTTTCCTTAAAATAATTATTTCCTGCGAAGTGAGCCTTCGGCAGCACGTTTAAGTACTTCCTCTTGAGATAGACTGAATAAAGATTTATTCGATGTATCTTGAGTAGTACCACTAGAACTTGTTTGACCAGCCCCTGTCGATACTTTTGGTTTGAATAAGAAAGCGTTGTTATCGTCTTCAGAAAATTGTTTAATAAAGGTTCTAAGATCAGTTCCTGATTTATGCACCCATACACCATTTTCATTTTGTACAAGTTGCGATGCCACATCCATATATGCCATATCCGCAGCTTTGTCACTTCTAAACGCATAACCACTAAGAATAGATTTAACTTCTAAGTCCCTAGCAAGTTCTATGTTACGTTTTGTTATCGTTTCCAATTTAGCATTGGCTTCCGCTAACTGAAGTTCATAAGCTTCTTTATGTTTTCCTTCTTCTTGAAGTCGTTTTAATTCAGCTTCTTTTTCTTTTTGTTCATATTCCGCTGCTTTCTTTAACGCTTCATCACGCTCTTTATAAGCGTTATCCAATTTGGATTTAATAGGTTTAAGAGCTTCCTGGATTTTCGAGTCCACATCATCCACAGGAGTAGTGGGAGTAGCAGGAGGCGGAGTAATATTATCAGTTTCTTTTTGTTCGACATTTTCGGTCATTTTAATTTCCTTTTGAGTACAACTCATTAATATACAACGGATACAATCCGTCCTATAGGATATTTATTTTTAATGTTTAGGGTTAATTTAACGGGGTCTATAATCCCTTAAGATAATTATCTATTAATATATTTCTAAGGGATAGATAATAGACTGATTAACTAAAGGGATTAAATAAAGGGGGACCGCTTTAGGGTTAATTTAACGGGGTCTCTGTAAAGAGAATCCAATCATCTGCTAGTAAGTCAGAGATTGAAGGAACCCATGTATTGCTTTTTGTAGGTTGCACTAATATAAAGAATGGCTCTACTGTACCAAACTTTCTAACAATACTGACATACATATTTTTACCATTCCAACCCGTACGTGCAAGTTTGTGACTTTCAACTATTAAATCTAATGCATGACTAAATCTCATTTGTGTTTAGCTCCGCATACAGTACATGTAAACCCTTTCTTTTGATCGGGATTCATTACTCTCATGCCTTTACCGTGAAGTTTATCTTGATTTTCATGCTGACATGTACATCTTTTAATTTCTGCGTTCATATTTATCCTATACCGTAAAATCCCCAATCATCCTCAAATTTAGTAGGATCAGGAATATCGCTTAATACATCTTTCTTTGTTAAGATGTCTGCTTCTGTTAATGTTTTACCACCGACAACTGACTTACCAGCTATAGGTATTAAGCCTTTGTCAATAGCTTCTTCCAAGTATTGATCATATAATTCTTTAGGAAAACCTCTAGCTAACATTTCATCAAGCGTAACCTTTACAGGGTCCTTATCTAATACATTAGCGTATAATTTTCTTATACCCTTCCGGGCTTCCAACATATCGGCTGCATTGGCGAAAAACGCATCGTGAATGGTTGACGTGGCAATTGAATTGTCTCGTCCCCAGAGATGAAAATTTTTGACCAACGTGGCGTCGTTTGAGTGATTCCCGTTAACGGCATAAGCTGTTCGTGCTTTAGTTGCGTCTGCAATGTCATTTATTTTTCCTTCAGCGTTTACTACTTGTTCCCACCAAGTGGCTTCTGTTTTCTGTTGCACTTGAACTAAATTATTAACCCAATTACCATCTTTATCTTTGTAAACTAATCTCTCTTCAAATGACTGAGTGAAATTTTGTTCAATAATTTTGCCATCAAAATTAACCCATGGCACGTTGGTCCATGATTTAGGTAGTTTATTAGCATAAAATACTTCAAACCCTTTTGCAATAGTTACTTTTTCAACAGGTTCTATTTTAAATATTTTAAATCCAGTACGTCTATTATCAGGCGCTTTTACACCATAAATCAAATCGGCTAAATTACCGTCTGGTCGCCAACCATTAAATCTCCTAAAAAACTTTTCAGATAATGGTTCTCCAGCTTTCAATCCTAATATTTCACTAATTCTATCAGGTAATACATAGCCTTTTTCACGAGTACCTAGCGCACCTGTTGCGCCTATTGATTTCCAGCTAATCGCAGATTCTGCGGGTTTTGCATTAATCAAATAATCTTCAGCAAGTCTACCAAAGAATCGTGTAAAATCTTTTAAAATAGGAACTTGTTCACTTAAATGTTCAGACATTAATTTAGCTATAGCTTGAAAGTCTTTAGGCGTAACAACCATATCATAGCTATGAGTCATCTTTTCAACAAGGTCTTTAGTAGCAGGATCTAAGAAATAAAGTTGTTCCATTATTTCATCACCGGGATCTAAGCCTTTGTTAAATATATCTTTAACGTCTTCCCTTAATTGTTTAAGTTGCGCTGTTGTTTCAGGATCAAACTTCTCATATCTAGCTGCACGAGCAGAAATTTCATTCAATACTTTATCACGATCACTAGCTTTTACAACTAACGTTCCTGCGTCTTTTCCA